CCAGCACCCGTGGCGTTTGGATGACGGAGCAGTTTATTCTGCAAACGTCAAACTTCACGCTCACATCGACCACTGCGGCGCAACAAATTTTTAATGCAAGTGCAAACGGCGCTGTGACTTTGCCAGTTGGAACCTTTGAGTTTGAGTGCCAATTTAACCTGTCGTCCATGTCTGCGTCTTCTGGCTCGTTTGGCTTTGCTCTAGGTGGCTCTGCAACAATTAACCAGTATTGGACAGCCAACGCAACCAAGACGGCGTTTGCAACACCTACTGCGGCGACCATCTCCTACAACGTCGCGGCAAACACTGCGATTGCAACAGCCTCAACAACCACGACTGGTTTTGCGGTGATTCAAGGCTACATCACGGTGGCTGGCGCAGGAACGATTGTTCCTCAAGTGTCATTGGGTATTGCGGCTACCGCTCTGGTTGGTGCGGGTTCCTTTTTCCGCATTCGCCCCCTTGGTACAAATGCAGTGAACCGAGTCGGTAACTGGAGTTAAAAATGGCTTTTAACTTCACACCACCTGTCAGCCCTACAACGGGGCAAGTTTATTCCCCTGCGACGGGGTACAACTGGATTTGGAACGGCACTCAGTGGGAACCGTTTGTTCCAGCTTTAAGCGTGGCTCCGGCCACCGCTGGGTCGTTCAACGCAGGTGGTGCGGCAGTCTTTGGCACAAACCCCATCACCATCACGGCTGTGACCCCCTACAGGGCGCAGTTCTCGCTGGTCAATACCATCGGTACTGCTGGGCAAGTTTTGACCTCTGATGGCACATCAGCGTATTGGGCGGCGGCGGCGGCTCCGCCAGCAACTGGGCCAACAATTGCACAAACATATTACATGGCTCAATTTTAAGGAACGAACATGGCATCAGGCACACTAGGTCAGGCATCACTTGCCGCCATAACAAACACCACGGTCTACACGGTTGGTGCGACTCCTTCCGTGTTCAACGTCGCAATGAACAACACAAGCGGTTTCCCTGTTGCCGTCAACTTGGCAATTGCCGCGATATCAACACCAACAGCGGCTGAGTACTTGGAGTTTGAGACTGTGATTCCTCCGAACAGCGTTTTGGAGCGCGGTGGCATCGTTGCTACTTCAGGTAAATTGGTGGTTGCTTATGCCAGCGTTGCAGGTGTGAGCGTCAACGTCTACGGATACGAGGGTTAAAAATGTCACGTTCTATTCAACAGCTTCCAAACAACTCAGGCACGACAAGCGTTGCCGAGGTCTACACATCCACTGGCTTCAATGCTGGTGACCCTGTGTACTTCCAGAATGGCGACTACAAGAATCCAGCCAACTTGACAGCACCAAGCACTGTAAATTTTAGTTTTCCAGATTCAGCCGCAATCAACCCATCTGGGACAGGTGGAATTGTTGCCCCAGCGTTTACTTACGCTCAGATGCAAGCAGGCTCTGGCGGTGGAACAAGCAGACGATTTGCGTCTGTTTTAACCAATGGGAATATTGTTCAAGCGTGGTCAATGTACAACTCATCTGCTTTGCAAGCGAACCGTGTTTATTTTAGAGTGGTTGATGCAGGCGGCACTGTTGTAGTTGCTTCTACGCTTGTTTCGGCAACTTTTGTATCAGCAACTTATGCCTGCGTTTCCGTTGTTGCTTTAGTTGGTGGTGGTTTTGCCGTGGGATGGGGCAATAGTTCTGGTGGCACATCTAACGTCGTCAACTATGCAATTTACGACAATGCAGGAACTGTTGTAACAGCCGCAACGCAAGACACCTCACTTGCCTTTAGCGGTGGCGGGACTTATTGCCCTTTAGAAATGACGGCTCTTGCCAATGGTGGGTTTGCCATTGCAATAAAAGACACTGGCGCAACATTATATTTACGGGCATACAGTTCTACTGGCGTTGGCGCGTATGCCGCCATTAATACAGGAATAACTGCGGCGTCTAACGAGAACTCATTTGCTTTAACATCAAGAAGCGATAGTTCTGTATTTATTTGCGACCGTGGCGATGCTACCACTTACTACTACAATCTTTATAATTCAGGTGGAACATCAATTACTGGTGGCATTTCGTTTACCACCCCCTCTAGTCTTTCTAGTGCTGGTACTTTAGCTGGGCCAGACGCCTCCGTTTTGTCGGATGGAACAACTATTGTCATAGGTTACAACGCAAACAATGGAACATACGGTCATCCAGCGTTTCGATTTTTACCAACAGGCAACACGCTAAGTTCACAAACTATTGCAATTCCTATTGCAAACCTTTTCTATCAAACCTCTTATGGCGGTTCGTATTTGAGCGTTCAGGCTGTTGGCACTGGTAATTTTATTTTGTATTTTTCAGATGGTTATGGGAATATGCAGTACGCATTCTATAACTCTTCTGGAACTTGTATCAGCGGTTCAAATGGCACTGGTGCAATCCCTATTCAAGTGACTGGTGGATTTTGCGCTGGTAACAATCGAGTTACATTGCTTGAGTCTAGCGGCTTTGTTAATGCGTACTGGATTTCTGTAACCAATCAGCAGAAACCTACACAACAATTCTATTGCAGAATTAGCACATCAAGTTATCTTGTCACGCCATTTACCTCCATAGTAGGTACGCCGTACGTTGTTTCAGGCGTAACCGCCGCTGGAATTACACCTTTTTCAAATCCCAATTCTGTATCGTTTTATCCAGCTACAACTCAAAGTGCTGTTAACACAAATACTCCAGCCACAGTGTCTGGCCCCACGGCGATTGTTTCTTCAACAGCAAATTCAATTGCAAGTTGCTCATTGCCAAATGGTAATTTTGTTGTGGTTTATAAGATTGGTTCGGATATTACTGCAAATGTGTACTCCATAGCAGGCGGTATTGTAATTACCATAAGTGTTGGGACGGGTACGTCGTCTACTTATGCATTAAAAGTTGCCGCCTTGTCTGGTGGTGGTTTTGTTGTGCAATACAATTCAGCCGCAACGACTCTTAATTTAGATGTTTACTCTTCTGGCTACGCCTTAACAACTTCTACGTCGCTTTCATTTTATAACTTTTCCGCTCAAACTCAATTTGACATTACTGGTTTGCAAGATAATAAGTTTGCCATCATTTACAGTACAGACGGGTCTAATTCTAATGTACGGGTTTATAACTCTACGCTTACGGCTTTGCAGAATATTTCTCTTACTACATACACTGGTTCGCAGGGATTTTCAATAGCTGGTAATTCTTATGGCGGTTTTGGTTTTGCTTATTTTTCTACAACTTACGGGCAGAGTTTTTTCCATTCATATGTGCCAACAAACACAAATACATGGGCAGTAGTTACAAACGGCACAGGTCTGGGTGCGGGTGGTGCGTATAATCAAAGCCCTCAAATGTGCGCAACAGAGTCTGGTACTTATATTATTACAACATATAATGGTGGGAGTCCAGCCTATTCAATGATGAGTGATACGGGAGCAATGGCTCCTTATTACACTGGCGGATTAGGTACTGATTGGCCTAATGGTTTAGGTTCTTCAAACAACCCAACCTCTTATCCTATGATGGGAGTAGGGATGACGGGTAACGGAAATATAGTTATAGCAACATCCTATAGTGCTACAAATATGGGTTTTGCTTGTCTTCCAGCGAAAATGACGTTCAGCAATGGTCAACCATTGCCGTTTGAAACAACAACCACAAACAATGTGCCAATGTTTTCAAATAATGCATATAACCCATCAATTGTAGGCACAATATCTGCCCAGCCGCGAGTTACGGCTGGCGCTGGAAATAATGCAATTATTACGTTCTTGGGTGGTGCTTCTAATTACCCTTCTTTTATAATTATCAATGGCACGAGCCTGTCAAACGTATACAACATAACTGCGGGGGTTACGCCTTCAGCATTGACTGCAATTGCGCCAGTAACAACCTCTGGCGTTATTTCGGGTGCTTTTGCTGGGGTTGCCATTACAAGCGCAACAGCAGGCTCTACGGGGCAGTTGGCGACCAATGGGCAGGCTTTGTTGGGCGCGTCATACACAGGCACTGCGAGTGGAGCCTTTGACAGCACGGGCGGCGCTGTGGGTGGCCTCAAGGGAACCTTCAACGGCAGAAGCGTCAATTTAAAAGGAAATTCATAATGGCAGTCCCTATTCAATCTACCGCCTTTAACCCAATTAGTGGGGTGTTTGGCAATGGACAGGTGCAAATTTTTAGTTCCTCTGGAACGTGGACTGTCCCTCCCGGGGTTGCCAACGTCCGCGCTCGTTGCTTTGGTGGTGGCGGTGGTCGAGGAGGCGGAGGCGGTGGCTTCACAATGCGTGCCATATACGAATTGACAGGAGTCGCTTCTGTTGCCGTAACCGTTGGCGCGGGGGGGGTTGGCGCTAGTTCCACGGGTGGCACTTCTTCGTTTGGGTCATATTGCTCTGCAACAGGAGGCGCTTCTGTGTCGTCGGCGGCAGTAACTGCTGGCGGAACTGGTGTTGGTGGAGATATAAATACCACTGGTGGCGCTGGTTACTATGACGTTGCTGGGGGCGGCGTTGCATCTCTTTTCGGCAATGGCGGGAAAAGCGCCGCCGCTACTGGCGAAAACGGAAGAACTGGCGCGTCAGGTGGCGGAGGAGGAAACACCAACGGTGTTCAGGGCGGTAATGGTATTTTTGGCTCTGGCGGTTCTTCTTTTGCGGCTACTGGAAATCCTCCAACAGTTGGAATGCCATACTTTTCAATAGATTTTATTGGCACTGGCGGCGGTGGTGGTCAAAACTTAAACGGCATAAATGGCGGTGGCGGTGGGGGTGGTGGCAACATCCAATCTGGTGGCTACCCCGGGGGTGGTGCAGGCTCAAACGCTTCTAGCCCTGCTGGTGCTGGCATGGTTATTGTGGAGTGGTAAAAAAATGACATACGCACGAATCCAAGGCAACGCAGTTGTAGAGATTGTCAAACCAGTTGATGGTTTTTCTATCCAGCAATGCTTTCACCCTGACCTCTTAAAGAGCATTGTTTTCTGTTCTGACGAAGTTCAATCAGGTTGGTCATACGACGCCGAGACTGGCGCGTTCACAGCCCCTTCAGTGCCTGAAGCCCCTATTGAACCCGTAGCGCCTGTTGAGCCTCCTGCGGAGTAGGCATGGCGGATGTTCACGAACTTGCCAACGAAACGGACAAGCGTCTAGGCATCCACGAGGCCATCTGCGCCCAGAGGTACGAGGGCATCCAGAACCGCTTTGACGAAGGTACAAAGCGGATGAACAGGATTGAGTACCTGCTGTATGGGGTGATTGTGTGCGTGCTGTTCGGCCCCGGGGTGGCTGGGGAACTCATCAAAAAGATTTTGGGGCTGTAATTGCTGGCTGTGAAATGTCTAATTTTCACAGTTTTTTTTTGCCAATAGCGGTTAGCAAAGACAAAATTGAATACCGTTGCGTCCGCTGGACATGGACAGGAGATGTTTACAACCGAAAGGTTGTTTGCCTTGAGTGGAAAAAGGTTGAAGGAAAATGATAGACCCTCTAACGGCTCTTGCGGGAATACAAGCCGCTGTTGCCTTAATCAAGAAGGTCAGTAAAACCGTCGATGACGTTGCCTCCCTTGGCCCCGTGTTGGGGAAGTATTTTGACGCCAAAAGTACGGCAACAAAGGCTGTTACTCAAGCAAAGAAATCCAAGTCTAGCATGGGAGTTGCCATCCAAATAGAGATGGCTCTTGACCAAGCAAAAAGGTTTGAGGCTGAGTTGCAGTTGTTGTTTATGCAGGCGGGGCGTATAGACGTCTGGAACCGTATAAAAGAACGAGCGGCGGCGATGGATGTTGAAGCGGCTCACGATGCTAGGCGAGAAAAAGAAACGGCGGCAAAGCACAAAAAAGAAGTTGAAGAGGCTCTTGAGATTGTGTTGCTGGCATTAGTCTTCTTTGCTATGGTGGGTTTTGTCGTCTATATCTCTTATGAGATTCTTGACCAATGCGCTGGCAAATGTGATTTTCAAAGGAGATAAACAATGGATTGGTTAAAACAAATCGCGCCGACAATCGCCACCGCGATGGGTGGCCCGTTTGGGACTCTAGCCTATGGGGTAGTGTCAAAAGTTATGGGCATCTCGGCTGAAGACGCACAAAAGACTATTGAGTCAGGCAAGCTGACAGCAGACCAAATTGCTCAAGTCAAGATTGCTGAAATTGAGTTGCAGAAGCAGGCGCAGGAACTTGGCCTTAACTTTGAAAAATTGGAGGTTGAAGACCGCAAGTCCGCACGGGATATGCAGGCAACTACCCGCTCTTTGATGCCGCCTTTGTTGGCGGGTCTTGTGACGATTGGGTTTTTCTCCATCATGGTGATGATGTTCTTCAACAAGATTGACTCTGGCAACCCTGCCATTTTGATGATGTTGGGCAGTCTGGGTACTGCTTGGACAGGAATCATTGCGTACTACTTTGGTTCTAGTGCTGGCTCTCAGGCCAAGACAGATTTGTTGAGTAAAAAATGAACTTGACAGAACACTTCACACTGGAAGAACTGACTGCCACCAGCCACCGTCAGTTTGACAACACGCCAAACGACTCGGAGTTGGCAAACCTTTTGCGGCTGGCTGAGTTCTTAGAGCAAGTAAAGACGGCTCTGGACGGCAAGCCAATCATGGTCAATTCTGGGTTCAGGTCAAAACAGGTCAATGACAGCGTAGGAAGCCGAGATTCTAGCCAACATAGGGTGGGAGCCGCTTGCGACTTCCGAGTCCCCAGCATGGCCCCTGATGCCGTGGTTAGGGCAATAATTGCCGCTGGCCTGCCTTTTGACCAAATCATCCGTGAGTTTGATTCTTGGACGCATATCAGCGTGACGAACACTCCAGACGGAACCCCACGCAGGCAGGCGCTTATCATCGACAAGGCTGGAACTCGCCCGTTTGCCTAGAGCGCACTTACCACTTAAAATAAACAAAAGAAAGGATGTCTCAAGATGCCAGTTGCCGCCGTAATGACTTACGACTCTTTGGTCGAAAACATCCAATCGTATCTGGAGCGGTCTGACACAGCCACGCTTGAAAAGATTCCCCTGTTCATTATGCTGGCGGAGCAAATCATTGCCAGCCAAATCAAGTTTTTGGGGAACATGACCGTCAACCAAAGCACGATGGTGATAGGCCAGCCCATCATTGACAAGCCTGCCCGGTGGCATAAAACGGTCTCTTTCAACATTTTGGTCAATGGTGAGCGCCAGCCAGCATTTCTCCGCAAGTATGAGTATTTGAGGGACTACTCCCCTAGCGCCGCAGTTACTGGCATCCCAGTCTATTACGGCGACTACGACTACACCCACTGGCTTGTGGCCCCCGCGCCCAACGTGGCATACGCATTTGAGGTTCTGTACTACGAGAGAATCCAGCCGCTGGATTCCTCTAACCAAGTCAATTGGTTCACCATCTACGCGCCCCAAGCGTTGCTATACGGGTCGCTGTTGCAGGCAATGCCGTTCCTCAAGAACGATGAGCGGATGCCTATGTGGCAGCAGAACTATGACCTTATCATCCAGACACTGAAGGCCGAAGATATACAGCGCATCGGTGACCGTCAATCTTCCGTATTGGACACATAAATGAGTTACAACAGCCCCTTTACGGGTAACGTCATCCAACCAACTGACGTATCCTATCGCTCCATTACGCTGACCGCAAACACGCAGTTGTCGTGGCCCATCAACGGTAATGCCACTGGTGACTATGCGGCGCGGATTATGCAGGTCACGGCCTCCACTGCGGGGCTGTCGCTTTTCATGCCCCCTGCCGACCAAGCCTCGGTCGGTCAAGATGCCCTGATTCGCAACATCGGCGCGAACTCATTTACGGTCAAAGACTTCACGGGTCTGAACACAATCATCACGATTGCGGCTGGCGAGTCCAAGTACATCTACATCACCTCAAACAACGATAACCAAGGCACATGGGGCATCATTGCTTTTGGTACTGGCTCTTCGTCTGCTGATGCGGCAACGCTTGCTGGTTACGGCTTGGTGGCTCTAAGCACCACACTGAACCAAAGCCATCCAGTCACTACGACATCAAACCCTACTGCCCTGACTTCTGCATACAGGGCGGCGGCGCTCGTGTGGACGGGTGGCGCAGGAACCTTTACGCTTGACTTGGCGACCACGCTTGGCAACAACTGGTTTACGATGGTTCGCAACTCAGGTTCTGGGGCGCTGACAATTGCAGGGCAGAGCGGCAACACCATTAACGGCTCAACCAACATTGTTTTGCAACCTGCTGACTCAGCAATGATTGTGTCAAGCGGAACGACGTTCTACACAGTTGGCCTTGGCAAGTCCACGCTGTTCAACTTCACCCAGTTGACCAAGGCAATATCGTCTGGCACATACACATTGACGGCAACAGAAGCCGCCAACGTGGTGCAGAAGTACACAGGGGCTTTGGCTGGCAACGTGACAATTGTCCTGCCCGCAACGGTGCAGGTGTACTACATCCTGAACGCAACGAGTGCTGGCCCGTACACGCTGACCTTTACGACGGGTAGCGGGGGTACGGCAACGGTTCCCGGGACGGCCCAGTCCATCCTCGTGTGCGACTCCGTCAACATCCTGAACGCCAACACCTACCTCGCTGGCGCAACGGGTATCAGTTTGAGCGATGGTACGGTGGGTTCGCCGTCCTTGAACTTTGCAACTGAAACCTCAACAGGTATCTACCGCGCAACCTCTGGTCAAATGAACGTCGCCATTCTTGGCGTAAACCTTGCCTCGTTTTCTGCAACAGGGTTGAGTATTACTGGCACTGGAACTTTTACAGGTGGGATTTCTGGCGGAGTCTTCTGATGGTAAAGAAGGTTTTCTCGATTGACACCACCGCTGGCATTCAGCGGGACGGTACAGTATTTGATGCAAACGTCTACACCGATGGCAAGTGGGTTCGCTTTCAGCGTGGTCGTCCTCGCAAGATTGGTGGATACCGAGCCATCGTGACTGACGCGCATGGCTACTCCCGTGGCATTTACGTCAACTCTGCTGATGGCATCAACCAAGTTTTTAACGGATACAACAATGGCGTTGAGGTTGTCAACATCAACAACGCTGGTATTGGCTCTGGCATTAACCAGTTCACCTTTACGGGTCTTGTTCTGACCCTTAACACCTTAGTGGGTGGAACGCTGTACACCAATGGAACGTACACCAACGTGGCCCTGACAGGTGGCTCTGGCTCTGGAGCCAAGGCTACCATCATTGTGGCTGGCGCAACGGTAACCACAGTAACGCTCACAGCGGCTGGCAACGGGTATGTCGTTGGCAACACGTTGAGCGCCACGGCGGCATCAATTGGCGGCACTGGCAGTGGCTTCACTATCAATGTTGCAACAATCAATGATGGTTTTACGGAAAGCGATTTGAACCTGTGGCAGTTTGATTCGTCGTTTGACTCGCAGGGTTCGGGGAACCAGTTGCTGATGGCGCACCCGGGCAAGAACCTCCTTGAAATTGACCAAACAACCGTGTCCCCTGTTTTGGCTGGAACTATTGGCGGGACGGTCTTGTCTCCTCTGACGGACACCACTGGCACAACCCCTACGGGTGACATCATTGAAGTTGCTGGTGGCGTAGTGGTCTTGCATCCATATGTTTTTGTGTACGGCGACAACGGCCTTATCAAGAACTGTGTTGCTGGAGACCCCTTTGATTGGAACGGCCCTGACGCTAACGAGACCAATGTGGCCTCCACAAAGATTGTCAAGGGCTTGCCCGTGCGAGGCGGCTCTAACGCCCCCTCTGGCCTGTTCTGGGCGCTTGATTCGCTTATCCGAGTGTCCTACACGCCAACCACGGTAACGGTCGCCTCAGTCCCGCAAACCTTTTACTGGCGTTATGACATTATTTCCAGCCAGACATCTATCCTTTCCAGCCAGTGCGTCATTGAGTATGACGGTATCTACTACTGGATTGGTGTTGACCGATTCTTGCTGTACAACGGCGTGGTCAAGGAAATACCAAACAATTTTAATCAGAACTACTTTTTTGACAATCTGAACTACAACCAGCGTCAAAAAGTTTGGGCGCAAAAAGTTCCTCGTTTTGGTGAGATTTGGTGGTTCTACCCATCAGGCGACTCAGAAGAGTGCAACGACTGCATCATCTACAACATTCGTGAGAACTGCTGGTATGACGCAGGCGGCTCTGACGGTGCGACTAGAACTGCTGGGTACTTCTCTCAAGTGTTCAAGTTTCCAATCAATGCAGGTGAAGACCCAACATCTCAAATTGTTCTGTTCTCTGCCAGCATTGCGACAACCAATGCCAGCACAACCCTGACCATGTCCATCAACAACCAAGTTGCGGTCGGTCAGTTGGTGGTTGCCGCTGGTGTTCCAACTTCAACGGCTATTACGTTTATTGCTCCAAATTCGGCATCTACAACGGCAACCGGGACTTCAGGAGCCAGCACAATTCTTGTGGCAAGTGCTACTGGCATTTTGCGTGGGCAGTTGGTCACGGGTACTGGGCTTGGAGTTGCCGCAACCGTGGTCAGTATTGTTGGCACAACCATCACCTTGTCGGTGGTTAACGCTGGCGCTGTATCTGGAACTATTGGGTTCTCTGGAACAACTTTGACAATTTCTGCGGCGGCAACTGCAACTGCAATTGTTACGGCTAGTTTTGAATCGCCTCCAAACCAAATTACTTTGTGGCAACATGAATTTGGCGTTGATGAGGTTGTGGGAAGCCAGACCAATGCGATTGAAAGTTCTTTCCAGACATCTGACCTTGGCTGGGTGCAGGGTGGCCCATCGCAAATGTCTCCTGTTGGCGACAACTTTCAATTGCATTTAGAGCGCATGGAGCCTGACTTTATTCAGTCTGGCGAGATGACATTCCAAGTGACTGGTCGCCCCTTTGCGCAGGCAGAGGATGTAACTTCCGCGCCGTATCCATTTGACCCTGACACGCGCAAGATTGACTTGCGTGAACAGCGCCGTGAGTTGCGGCTAATTTTTACAAGCAACACGCAGGGCGGGGACTACCAATTAGGTAAGGTTTTGTTGCACGCCAATGTTGGCGATGTAAGACCGTAATATGGCGTTACCACTCGTATACGACCCTCGGTATCACACATGGGACTCTTGGTCGAGCCTGATGTGCGAGGCGTATGCGGCGCAACAGCTATCAATGAATACTCCCGAAGAGGGGTGGAAAGAGTGGGCGGCTGGATTAAAAGCCATCGACATCTTTGTGAACGAGGGGATACCCGGCCCCTACATCTACGAGAACTGGCATGACTGGGCGCAAGCACTGGTCGGAGCCGTCAACGAATCGACACAGGAAACGGCAACATGAACTTCATTGAAATTTTTAACTATGTGGCAAAGGTGGCGCGGCCAGCGCACACCAAGCCATCCATTGCAGATTCAATGGAAGATGTCTTTGTGGAAATTGGATTGGACAGCCTTGATGGTCTAGTCATGCTGATGTACTTTGACGAACTCTATGGCATTGAAGACGCCATCAGCAAGGATTGGACACCCGCGTCTGTGCAGGAACTCCATGATCTTGTGATGGCCCACAAGACCAAAGAGCCAACCTCTATGGAAGAAGTCAAAGAGGTGTGCAAGTGATTTACCTTACACACTACCGCACGGCCTCGACCGAAACCGTCGAACTTCTTGACGACATTGTCTATCCTCAGAAGGTGCATTGGTTCCCAGACACCTACAACCGCGCCAAGTCTGGTCTGGTCTACCCCCCTCACAAGTTGGCCGAGAAGGTGCTTGACCCTGAGTTGCTGACGTACCTGCGCGAGAACCCTGTGGGCAAGACGGCATTCATCCTTGCTGGTGGCAACGCCCACTTTGCTGGCCTGAATCAACGATCCTATGACACTCGGCTGTCTTACACCTACAAGTTCCTGCCGTTCACGTTGACGCAGGTCTATGCTGGCAGGATTGCCCAGTCCTGCGGCGACATGGACATGGTGACCACCGATGCCAGCGCCTGCGCCTCCAGCCTCAAGGCAATGATGGATGTCCAAAATCTCATCCAGTTTTACAACTTTGACCGTGTGATTGTGTTGACAGTTGAGGACGGTGTGTCCAACGCTGTTTTGGAGTTCTTTGGCGACTCTAAGGCGGTACTCACCGAAAAACAGGAGCAAGAGGGCGTCAAGCCATCCGCTTTTGACTCGGTTAATTTTGGGTTTAGGGTTGGTCAGGGCGCGGCCTTGGCGGTATTTGAGTCCCGCGACGCGGTTAACCAACAACAGATCAAGCCCCATGCCCGTTTGGTAGGGGCGTACAGCGCCTCAGAACGCTCTACAAACGCCATTGGGCAGTGTGAGGATGGGAAAGGCTTCATAAAGGCTATGGCTGGCGCAATGCGCTATGGCAATATTTCCCCTAATGAGATTAAAATTGTAAAGACCCACGGAACTGGAACAGCGTCCAACAACAAGGCTGAAAAGAACGCCTTGACCCAAACGCTACAAGACTTCGTTGCAACCTCGTACAAGCAAAAAATTGGTCATACGATGGGAAGCAGTGGATTGCTTGAAACTTTATTATTGTTGGGCGACATCAAGTCAGGATTTG